TAATTATGTAACTGTTTGGAAAGCCGAATCTAAAGGTAAATATTATGAAATACAAATGTCAAGTTCTCGCAAAGATAAAAAATCAGGAGAATATGTTAATTCTGGATGGAGTTTTGTTAGATTTGTAACACAGGCAGCAGAAAAAGCCGCAAAATTAGAAAGAGGAGATCGCATTATATTGAAAGGCGCAGCCTTTTCTAGAGAACCTTATATGAAAGATAATGAAAAATTATGGCCTAAAAATCCTCAATTGGTAGTTTTCAATTTCGAATGGGTAGATGAAGATCGAAATACTGATTCTGGAGAAACGGAAAAAGAAGATGAAGCACCAGTAGTTGAAGATGAGATGGATGGATTGCCTTTTTAAAGACTATAAATTTTAATATTAGGAGGGAGCAAAACTCCCTCCTAATAATCTAAGGAGGTTAGATTGCTCATTCCAAGAAAAATAATTTTAGAATCCAAGAATAAATTAGGTGATGAAGCAGCCTTAATAATAGCAAAAGATTTGCAATTAGAAAAATGGGATGAAAAGAATTTAAAAGGATTATGTGCATTTCATCAAGAAGAAACCGCCTCCTTTGTTTGGGATGGAAAACCTAATGATCAATATTTCTATTGCTTCGGTTGTGGAAAAATATATGATATAATAACGCATTATATGAGTTTCAATAAACTCACTTATATTGGAGCGATAGAAAAATTATTTGAACAAACTAATACTCCATATAGATTTGGAGAAAAAGGGATAAAAACAGATAGAGATTTCATATATCCAAAATATGATTGTATTGATGATAGAACACAGGTTGAAGAATATTTAGCCCTTCGAGGATTATCAAAGGAAACATTAGATTATTGCGATGTTCAACAAGATAGTAATAATAATATAGTTTTCAATTTTTACGATACTAATGATGTGCTTACATTAGTAAAGTATAGACCAGCAAGAAAATTAAAAAAATCAGATGTAAAAGGCTGGTATCAGGCAGATTGTGATAAAAAATTTATTCTCTTTAACATGAATAGAATTGATCCATCAAAACCGCTGGTAATTACAGAAGGAGAAATTGATTGTCTTTCAGTAATTGAATCCGGATATACAAATTGTGTATCTATTCCTGGTGGAACACAAAATACTAAATGGGTTGAGGAATGTTTCGAATGGTTGGAGCAATTTGAAAAAATTATTATTTGGGCCGATAATGATGGCCCTGGAATAATAATGCGTAAAGATATATGCGCTCGTCTTGGTGTTTGGAGATCGCTCTTTGTCGATTTGCCTACTTCTTTAACTAATCTGAAAGGAGAAAAAATACCACTAAAAGATGCCAACGAAGTTCTTTATCATTTCGGTAAAGAAAAAGTAATTAATCTCATTGAAAACGCTCAAGAAATTCCAGTAATGGGCGTTTCAGATTTAGCATCTGTTGCAGATTTTGATATAGAAAATGAACCAGGATTATATTTAAATCTAAAAGCAATAAATGAAATAGTTTATAAATTTTTATTTAGAAGTGTAATTTTAGTTACGGGCATTCGAGGTGCAGGTAAATCGACCTTCTTAAATCAAAGTTTCGTATGTGATCCTTTACAACAAGGCCATGATGTTTTCTTATTTTCTGGAGAACTAGGCGCACCTGTTTTAAAGTCGTGGGTTGAACTTACTATGGCTGGCCCTGAAAAAACTAAAATGAAAGATAAATTTATTCATGTAATTGCCCCTGAAACCAGAAAATTAATGCGAGAATGGTATAAAGAAAGAATATGGATATACAACGATAATAGTAATAAATCAGAAGATATTTTAAATAAAGCTATTAGTGTTACTCGTAAATATGGAGCAAAAGTTTGGGTGCTAGACAATTTAATGACTATTGATATTGGAGCGAGTAGTATCAATCAACTTGAAAAACAAACAGATTTTATTGTCAGACTAAATCATCTCGCCATGCTTTATAATGTTTTAATAGTATTGGTCTGTCATCCAAGAAAATTAATAACAGGACAAGAACTTGTTTCGGACGATATAAGCGGATCGGGAAATTTAGGCAATCTCGCGCAATATCTTTTAAGTGTAAAAAGATTTTCTAAAAAAGAAAAATTAGGAGAAAAAGATAACAAAGGTAATTATAAAAAAGGTCATGAACCTATTGAACATGACGTAGAAGTAGAAGTTATGAAAAATAGATATACTGGAAAAATAGATAAAGCAAGAGCATATTTTGACTATACTTCTTATCGTTTTTACAATACTCCAGATGAATTATATAAACGTTATAACTGGTGGCCTGAAAGCGATAAAACTCCTATTCCTACGCGTGACCATAATGATCATAATCCATCACCTTTTAATTAGGAAAACAATATGGGAAAATATACAGAACAATTAGAAACAATGAATTTTAGCAACAGTTCAATAAATACTTTTGAAACCTGTGGGTGGCAATTTTACCTCACGTATATTGAGAAAGTTCCGAAAGTAGGCAACTTCTTTTCTGATTATGGTTCTTTTATTCATTTAGTAATTGAAAAATATCTCAAAGGTAAATTAGAAATTTGGGAAATGCTTGATTATTATCAAAAAGAATTTTCTAATAATATAAAAAATTCTCCTCCTGCTTTTATGCGAAATGCTTGGAATGATTATTATGATGCTGGATATGAATTTTTTAAAAACTTTAATTTTGATAGAGATGAATATGAACTTATTCAATTAGAAGATTTTGTTAAAGGAACAGATCGTGGAATTAATGTTACAATAAAACCTGATATTGTCATTAAAAATAAAACCACCAATGAACTAACTCTTTTAGATTTTAAAACAAGTGAAATTATTAATAAGAAGGGTGTTTTAGATCAAAAGAAATTAGATGGTTATAAATCTCAGCTTAATTTATACGTCTATTTTTTGTGGCAATTTAAAGGATTAGAAATTACTAAAGCCCGATTATGGTTTATAAGATCGAATACATTCTTTGATTGGGATTATGAACAGTATCTTGCTCAAGATTCATTGGATAAATTTATAGAAACAGCAAAGAAGATACAGCAAGCAGAGGAATGGCCCTATAATAATTCTAGTTCGTTTATGTGTTCCGTTTTGTGTTCTGTGAGGAACAGTTGCCAGTATAGAGCAAAATAAATGTATTCAAATTATCATCGACATTCATATTATTCAAATATCATTACTCCTGATAGTCCTGTTTCCAATCAGGACTATGCATTGCGTATAATCGAATTAGGACATAAATTATTTAGTTCGCTCGAACATTCGTGGATGGGCAGATATATTGAAGGATATGAATTAGCTAAACAATATGATTTAAAGTTTCTTATTGGAACTGAAACCTATATTGTTAAAGATAGAAAAGAAAAAGATAAAACTAATGCTCACATTATTCTTTTAGCTAAAAATGAAAATGGAAGAAAAGCAATAAATCGAATTTTATCTGAGGCCAATATAACTGGTTTTTATTATCGTGCCAGAATTGATTTTGATTTATTGTTTTCTCTTCCCAAAGATGACGTTTGGTTGACCTCGGCTTGTTTGGGGGGATTATGGAAGTATGGAGAAGAAGCTGATGATTTGATTTTAAAAGTATCAAATTATTTCGGCAATAATTTCTTCTTAGAAGTCCAAAACCATAATACAGAAAGTCAAGCAACATTAAATAAACATATTATTGATATGTCTAATCATTACAATATTCCTATTATATTTGGTTGTGATTCTCACTTTATTTATCCCGAACAGAAAAAAGATAGAGATGATTATCTCTTATCAAAACATGTTACTTATGAAGACGAATCTGATTGGTTTATGGATTATGCTGATGATAAAGAAGTATATCAACGATTCATTAAACAAGGAGTTTTATCTAAACCCAAAATAAAAGAAGCAATAGAAAATACTAATATTTTTCTAAATGTTGAAGAATACAGTTCAGATGTTTTTACTAAATCTGTAAAATTGCCAACTATCTATTCAAATAAAACCCAAGAAGAAAAAAATACTATATTTTCAAATTTAATCTGGACACAATGGGAACTAGAAAAAGATAATGTTGCTCAAAATCGTTTAACTACTTATGAAAAAGAAATTAAAAAAGAAGAAGATATTATCATTGAAACCGGCATAGCAGATTATTTTCTTCTAGATTATGAAATTGTTAAACGCGGAAAAGAACTTGGCGGACACATTACTATGACAGGAAGAGGATCAGCCCCAAGTTTCTATATTTCAAAATTATTAGGTTTTACAACTATAGATAGAATTGCCGCCCCTGTGAAATTATTTCCAGAACGATTTATTACTAAAGAACGCATTTTGGAAGCCGGTACGATGCCCGATGTTGATTTTAACTTAGGCAATCCTGAGATATTTGCCCAAGCTCAGACAGAAGTACTTGGTGAAGATCATTCATATCCAATGATTGCATTTGGAACACTTCGGCCTAAAGCAGCATGGAAACTTTATGCAAGAGCAAAAAATGTTGATTTTGATACCGCCAATAAAGTCTCAGAACAAATCAATGAATATGAAATGGTTTTAAAACATGTAGATGAAGACGAAAAAGATAATGTAAATGTTTTAGATTATATTTCAGAAGATTATAGGAATCTTTTCATTGAGAGTGAAAAGTATTTGGGCATTGTTTCTGATGCTAAGGTACACCCTTGCGCTCATCTTCTTTATGATAAAAACATAAAAGAAGAAATAGGATTGATTAAAGTTAAAGAACACCTTTGTACTGTTATGGATGGTCTTTGGGCCGAAGATTATAAATTTCTAAAAAACGATTTACTTAAGGTATCTGTCGTAGAATTGATTTATAGAATATATGAAAGAATTGGTATTCAACCTCATTCATTGCCTGAATTAATTAAACTATGCGAAAAAAACCATAAAGTTTGGGATATTTATAAAAATGCTTGGACAATGGGCATTAATCAAGTAGAACAAACAACTACGAGTGGGCGCGTGGCAAAATATGCACCTCAAAATATATCTGAAATGTCAGCATTTGTTGCCGCTATTCGTCCGGGGTTTAAATCAAATTATAAACAATTTGAAGCAAGAGAACCTTTTTCTTACGGAATTCCATCCTTGGACGAAATTATACAAACAAAAGAATTTCCTCAATCTTATTTAATTTACCAGGAAAACGTTATGCAAGTCATGGCTTATGCTGGTATTCCTATTTCTGAAACTTATGATGCCATTAAAAATATTGCTAAGAAAAGAGTAGAAAAAGTTCTAAAATATAAACAGCAATTTATTGAAGGAATAACAAAAAAAATTATACGAGCAGAAAATAAATCTAAAGAAGAAGCGGAAAATGTTGCTAATATGACTTGGCAAATTATTGAAGATTCGGCGCGATATAATTTTAACGCAAGTCACAGTTATTGTTATGCTGGTGATTCATTATATGGAGCATATTTAAAATCTCATTATCCATTACAATTTTATGAAGTATTCTTAAATCTCATGGAACAAGATGGTGATAAAGATCGTTTGATTAGAGCAAAGGAAGAAGCCCAATCTGCATTTAGAATCAAATTTCCTCCATATAAATTTGGTCAAGATAATAGGGAAATTGTAGCTAATTCAGAAACAAATGAAATTACTTCCAGCCTATCAAGTATCAAAGGATTTTCTCAAATTATCGGAGAAAATATGTGGGAGTTATCTCAAAAAGAATATCCAACTTTCTTAGAACTCTTGACAGATATGGAAAACTGTGGTATGATGAGTAAGAAAATTAAAGAACTTATTGAAATAAATTATTTTGATATGTTCGGAAACAATAAAAAATTATTAGATTTTTATATTGAATTTATTGAAGGAAAAAATCGTTATTCTGCTAAACATACAGAAGATACAAAAGTAAAAAGATTAGATGCTTTGAAAGAATTTTGGAATAATTTGCCAGATGATAGATTGCCATTTTATTATCAAATACAAACAGAAAAAGAAATTTTGGGAAACGTCCAAATAACTTTCCCAATAGACAAAAAATATGTTTACATCTTGGAACTTCAAACCAAATTCTCGCCTAGAGTAGAAATGTATTGTTTGAATAATGGAAAAAGAAATTCAGTCAAAGTACAAAAGAAAACCTATGATAATAAACCCTTTTTTGGGGGGGAAATTATAAAATGTAACAATTTTGAAAAGAAGCCAGCAGTAAGTTTTAGCGATGGACATTTTGAAGAAATTAAAGGAGAATATTGCTGGTGGTTGAATGATTATTCTATAATTTCGAATGAAGAATTTGATAAAATTTTAAAGGAAAATAAATGAAACAATTTTCAATTTGCGATGTAGAAACAGGAGGCCTTGATCCTCAAAAAAATGCACTTGTCTCAGTAGCAATTGTTTTACTTGATGAGAACTTAGAAGAAATAAGTCGCCATTATACACTTGTAAAAGATTCGCCAGATAAAATAATCGAACAACAAGCATTGGATGTAAATAAAATTACTCTTGAACAAATTGCTAAAAAAGGTAAACCCATTGAAGAAGTTATGGCGAGAGTAAAAGAACTTATTGATGGAACAATTTTGGTATTTCATAACGGATCATTCGACGCTTCGTTTCTAAATGCTAGGGGAACAAATATTACAACTTGTGTGGACACGATGGATATTTCGTGGAAACGTTGGCCGGGGAAGAAAGCAAAATTAGGTTTGGTTGTAGAAAGATTGGGATTTTCAATAGAGGGCGCACATAATTCGCTCTATGACGCGCTTATGACCGCTA